TATGAATATTTACGAAAAGAATTGAGGAAGGCACAGGCATCAAAAGCAGACAGAATATTTACATTGTCAAAAGATTTTAATATCAAACAAAACAGCGTAGAAACGTGGTTGTTAGAAAAAGATATTAAAAATAATTTGACATTTGATATAGAAGATTTTAAAAACAGTTTTGCACTAGCTGCAACAGACTTGTCTGAAACAACAGATTTAACAAGTACCAGAATACTTTTGATGAAAAAGGGAGAAAAACAGAAATATTTTTTTCAGCATTATTTTATACCACAGTCTAAAGTAGAACAAAGTAAAAAAGATGGTATTGATTATTTTGAAATGGCAAAACAGAATTTATTGACAATATGCCCAAGTAATGAAGTAGATTACAGTATAGTGGTACAGTGGTATGTTTCATTATACCAAAAATATCATATTAGAGTGTGGAAAGAAGGGCACGACAGATGGAATGCAAAATCGTTTGTAAATGAAATGGAGCAATATGGTTTTGATACAGAAAAAGTAACACAAGATTATCAAACATTATCTACCCCTATGAAGCTATTGGAGGCAGATTTAAAATCAGCAAATATTTTAAATTATAATCAAAATCCATTAGATATTTATTGTTTAAAAAATGTTGCTTGCAGTATAGATAAATTTGCAAGAATTATGCCTAAAAAAGTGCTTGATACTGCTAATAGACGTATTGATGGAGCAGTTACAATGATAATGTGTTATGTTATGCTAGACAGATATAAAAAAGAATTTATGGATTTTGTAAATAGATAGAAGGTGAAAAATTGGGGATATGGGATAGATTTCGTACAAAACAACAAAAATATCACTATATCAATATGATGAATGGCAGTACTCCTATATTTTCTCAATTTGGTAATGATATTTATGCAAGTGACATTGTGCAAGGCTGTATACGCTGTATCTCAACAGCAATAGGAAAATGCAGTCCAAGACATATCAAAACAGACGAAAATGGTATGCAGCAAACAGTAAAAGGAAGTATTAACAGATTGCTACATTTTCAACCGAATACTTTTATGACAACAACGGACTTTTTAGAAAAAATAGTATATTTAAGAGAAATGCACAAAAATGCTTTTATATATACTACTTTTAAAGAAATTCCCATAAAAGATGGTTACATCAAAAGAGAATACACTGGATTTTATCCACTACAGCCTATACAGACAACATTTTTACAAGACCAAAACGGAACACTTTTTATAGAATTTTTGTTTGCCAATGGAGAAAGCTATACATTCCCATATAAAGACATCATACATTGGCGTAAAGATTTTGGTGCAAATGAATTTATGGGAGGAGATAGTACAGGAACTGCAGCAAACAATGCTATATTAAAATTGCTTAAAACAGACCACACTGTAATAGAAAGTATGGACAATGCAATACGTTCTACAACGGGCGTAAGAGGCATTGTAAAAATGGTAGGTTTATTTGATGAAGAAAAACAAAAACAAGAAAGAATAGCTTTTGAACAAAAAATAAATGCTGGGCAAAGTGGATTTTTAACAATGGATAACAAAAGCGATTTCATACCTATACAGTTAAATCCTAAAGTGTTGGATAAAGATACTATGGAATTTGTAGAACAAAGAATATTAAATCAATATGGCATTTCTATGGCAATATATAATGGTGATTTTACAGAAGAACAATATCAAGCATTTTATGAAAAAACACTTGAAAGTATGATAATCAGTTTAGGAAGATGTTTTAGTGCAGCACTTTTTACAGACAAAGAATTAGAGCTTGGAAATGAAATTATATTTTATAATCAAGGTTTGCTTTTTACTTCTATGACAAATAAAATTGCAGCAGTAGATATATTAAGTAGTAGAGGAACATTTACAGATAATCAAATATTGTCAGTATTTGGCTATCCCCCATTTGAAGGCGGAAACAAAAGAAAACAAAGTTTAAATTATATCAATGCAGAACTAGCTGACAGTTATCAAATGAATGGAAAAGGAAGTGATAAAATATGAATATAGAGCAAAGGCTTTTAGACATAAAAACATTACAAAATGATACAGATGAAATGAAAATTGAAGGCTATGCTGTAATATATGATAAACCAGCAACACATAGTTTTGGACAATATACTTTTACAGAAGTTATAAAAAAGGGGGCTTTAGACCATACTGACTTGAGCGATGTAGTATTAAGATATAATCATAATGACACGTGGTGTATTATGGCAAGAACAAAAAACAACAGTTTGCAGCTGATAAAAGAAGAAAAAGGATTGAAAATACAGGCTAATTTAATAAATACACAAAGTAACAGAGACATTTATAATGCAATACAATCAGCATTGCTTGACAAAATGTCTTTTTCTTTTGTTGTAGCAGAAAAAGGAGATAATTGGAATACTACAAAAAATCAAACTTATAGAGAAATTACGAATATCAAAAAAATATATGATGTTAGTGTAGTAGATACCCCATTTTATGATACAACAACGGTTTATGCCAGAAGTATAGAAAAATTAGAACAGGCATTACAACAAAACAAAAATATCGCATTAAGAAAGAGAAAATTATTATTGTTGTATGAAAATTAGAAAGGAGAAAATGCACATGGAATTAGAAAAATTATTACAACAAGCAGAAAAAAGAAAAACAGAAGCATTAGAAAATATTAAAAATGCTGATAGCTTAGAAAAGCTAGATACAGCAGAAATGGAATTGCGAAAAGCAAATATTGAAATAGAAAATATCAAAATGCAAATAGAAAATAAAAATGATGATTTGCCTCCAGAAGCACGAAAAGCCGAACTACAACAATATACAAAACCATTTCAAGCAGTTGCAACATTTCAAGCAGCAAATAGAAGTTTAGAAAATGAGGAAGATATTTACAGTACAATAGAATATAGAAAAGCGTTTCAAAATTATGTATTAAATGGCGAACCAATACCACAAAAATTTAATGAAAAAAGAACAGCAGAAATTACAACGGTATCTGATATTGGTGCAGTTATTCCTACCACAATACAAAATAAAGTCATTGAAGATATGACAATAGAAGGAAAAATATTATCTCGTATCAATCAAACATCTTATCAGGGCGGTTTAGAAATTCCGATTTCTGACATCAATATTACAGCAACATGGCTTGCATCGGAGAATGAAGTATCTGAAGAACAAAAAACAGAAATGAATACGAAATTAACATTTAGCTATCATGTATTAGAAGCAAGGGTAGCAATAGGATTGCTTTCTGCAACAGTAGCATTGCCTTTATTTGAAGCAACAGTTGTGAAACAATTAAAAAAGGCAATGACAAAAGCACTAGAAACGGCTATTGTGGAAGGCAGCGGAAATGGACAGCCATTAGGATTTACAAAATATACATTACCAGAAAATCAAGTGATTACTATGACAGAAACAGACATTGGTACAGTACAAAAATGGGCTGAAGTAGAAAGTGAAATACCAGAAAGTTATGAAGATAGTGTAATATATGTTATGGCAAAAAAGACATGGGAAATGTATCTAAACGGTATGACAGATACCACAGGGCAAAAAATTGGATTAGGTAAAATCAATGAAAAAGGACAAAAGATATTAAATGGCAGAGAAGTTTTAACAGTGGATAAATTCCCAAGTTTTATTAGTGCACAAGAAGGTGCTATATTTGGTGCTGTAGTAGATTTATCACAATATTGTTTAAACAGTAATTTAGCAATGTATTATAAAAAATATTTTGATGAAGATAAAAACAAATGGATACATAAAGCATTGACCATAGCAGATGGTAAAATGGCAATCGGAACAATAGAAAAAGAAAATCGTACAAAATTAGTAGGAGCAAAAGGATTACTTTATCTGAAAAAAGGGTGATGTATATTTATGGAATTAGAAATGTTAAAACAGTATATTCGTATTGATACAGATGATGATGATATTTTGCTAGAACAACTTAAACAGAGTGCAGAACAATATTTAAAAAATGCAGGTGTTTCTGTAAGCTATGAAAATGCACTATATTGTACTGCTATCAGTATGCTTGTAGCAAATTGGTACGATAATAGAGATGCCATTTCAGCAAAAGATACCCTTTCTATGCAGTTTAAAAATATAGTATCGCAATTAGCACATATCAGAAAAGAGGAACAGAATGGCTAGTTTATGCAGTAGATTAAATAATAAAGTAGCATTGTATGAAAAAGTACAAGTAGTAAATGAATTAGGAGAAAAAGATTATCAATATCAAAAAATAAAAACAATATGGGCTGAAATAATACCGCAATCGGGAAATGAAAAAACAGGAAAAGGCAATATAATATTTGCTGAAATCAGTCATAAATTTACAGTTAGAGCAAAAGTTATAAATAGTTTATCAAATGATATGTATTTTGTTTTTGAGGGGCAAAAATATGATATAAAATACTTTCAGCCAAATTATAAATATCATGATAGAATAGAAATTTTTTGTAAATTGGTGGTGGAATAATGAGAAATGGTTTTGATACAAATGAATTAGAATTATGGGACAAATTGCTTAATGAAATATGTAATAAAATGCCTCAAAAAACAAAAAAGTTTATGAATACAGAAGGGCAAAAACTCAAAAAACAAGCAAAACAGTATGCAAAACAAACTGTAAAAAAGAAAACAGGAAATTACTTCAAAGGTATTAAAAAAGGAAAAGTATATATTTATAGAAAAAATGGTGCTTTTTCTGTCAGAGTATATGGTGCTGCATCACATACGCATTTGATAGAAAAAGGGCATAATATCAAAAATAAAAAAGATGGTGCAGTATTGGGAAGAGCAAGAGCATTTCAAGTATTGGATAAAAGTGCAAAGCAGTTTGAAACAGAATATCAAAAAGATATTGAAAATTTTGTTGATGAAGTGATAAATGAATTATGATAACAATATTTGATGTTAACCAATCTGTAAACAATACCATACAAAAAGCAATAAAAAATATCTTTGATTATGATATTCCCATTGTTGCAGAAGAATTAAAAGAACCTATTGAAAGACCTAGTTTAAAAATCATCATTGAAAATAATACAAATGGTAAATTAAATTATTTTTTTCAACAAAAGAATATGACAGTGTATGTTTATTTTTTTGCTAAAAATGAAACAAGGTCTAAATTTGACAATATAAAAGTGCAAAATGCTATAGAGCAAACACTTTTAGATGGTATTACTATAAATGATATGTGGTTTGATATAGAACAAGTTCATACAGATAATGCAGATGGTATATTGTGCTGTAGTTTTGATTTAGAAATCATAGAAGAAATAGAAACAAGTCAAACAGAAGAATATATGGAAGAATTAAAAACAAAACTATATTAAAAGGGGGTATGTGTTATGGCAGTGAAAATGCCTTCTATAGAAGTAATATTTAAACAATTAGCAGGTTCTTTGATTGATAGAAGTGAAAGAAGCATTGCTATACTAATTATAAAAGATGATACAGATAAAACATTTCAGTATAAAAAATATAAAGAGGCTTCACAAGTAGATGCTGATGAAGCATATTATACAACAGAAAATTTAAGATATATAAAAGATGTATTGATATGGGGTGTTATGGAATGTCATGTACTAAGAATAGATGCAGAACAGGGAAAAATAGCAGAAGCATTAAAAATAATAGAAAAAAGAGTAAAAACAGGCTGGATAACTATAGCAGATGGTAAACCTGAAGAATTTGAAGCACTTGCAAGCTGGATAAAAGCAAAAGAAAATGAAAACAAAACATATAAAGCAGTAGTTTATAAAGTAAGTGTAGCAGACTGTAGGCATTTAGTTAATTTTTACAATGAAAATGTTGTATTTGCTGATGAAAAAAGAGGAGAGCAAAATGGTGCTAGTTACTGCCCTTCTTTAATAGGGATATTGGCAAAATGCAATATCAAAAAAGGCTGTACTTATTTTAAGTGCAGCAATTTAAAAAGTGTAGAAGAAGTAGAAGAAAATAACAAGGCTTTATCAGAAGGAAAATTTATATTATTTCATGATGATGAAATTGTAAGAGTTGCAGCTGGCATTAACTCTATGACAACAACAGATGGTTTGTACAACACAGAAGATATGAAGTATATTGAAACAGTAGAAGCTATGGACATTATCAATGATGATATTAGTAGAGTATTTAAAGAAGAATATCTTGGCAACTATAGAAATAACTATGACAATCAAAT